TTGGCTAGGTATACATCGTCTGTGTCGCCTGTACCGACGACGTGTTTCTCTGCAGGTGTATCTATCACTAGGGTAGGAACAATCTCAGGAACAACAACAGGTTCAGGTTCAGGTTCAGGTTCAGGTTCCTCAACTGCAACAGGCTTAGGTTCCTCAACCTCTACAGGTTCAGGAGCTGGTGCCGCAGGGATGTCAATGACTACCGCAGGGGCTTCATCGACTACCGCAGGGATATTATCTGTGTCTAAGTTTTCTTGGTCCATAGGTTTATTTTATTCTAAACCTTTCCAGACGACTTAGGGAATTCCTTCATAAGCTCGCTGATCTTACCCTCATGCGAGGTACCGTCGTAGGCATTTGGTCCTAGACCCCATGCACCCCAGTCCTTACCACCGTCTGTCATGTGAAACGCAACCTGCGCATTTGTGACAGGGTCGAAGAGCTGGTCGTTGGTTGTTATGTTGAACTTGTCACGCCGTGCCACACCTAGGTCTCCGATCATGTTGATCTGAAACAACCCGTATGAGTTATCACCGGTGCTGACGTTCTTGTTGTGGGCTATAGGACGTCCACCTGATTCCTTCTTGGTGACGGCCCAGGCAACCTTTAGTGCATTGCCCTTAAAGCCTACCGCATCGAGAAGCTCGATGAGCTGGTCGTTCTCAAGGGACTTAACTCCCTTGTACTTAACTAGTGGGTCAACGACTACCGCAGGGGTAGACATCGGCTCAATGGTTATGTTTGATAGTGCCGAGCTTGCGTTCATGTTTACTACCATGAACACGCCGATCGTTAGTGCCGTAATATAGGCCGCTGTCGACATTGCTATTCCACGTATTGTGAGTTTTTGCAACGCTAGTTCGCCTCCTTAGGTTAGGGATGGGACAACCTAGTGAATATCCACTAAGCTTCTTGCTACCGCTATGCTTCTCAAGCTTGCGCCTGTCCTCTACCGCTTGCATAGGGCCGGAGATAAAAAGGGATGACAATGTCGGTCCTCCGTCTCTCCGTAGTTGGGCTGTTTGCCCATTGGGTATAACTATACCATAGCAAAGGCGAAATAGGCACCCGTAGGTACCCATTTCTCCAAGTATGTTGGGTCCTAGCTCCTTAGAGCCAGCAACGCCGATGATACCGAGGTTAACCCTAGGGCTAGGATCAAGGTACCCTTCTCAGGGGAACTGAGTGCCACCAACACGGCGATACTAGATGACCCAGCCGAGATTATGGCTGGCCAGGCTAGCTCCCGCAGGACAAGTAGCAGGTTATTCATTACTTAGCCTTTCGGGTCTTACCCTTAAGTCTATCGGAGGTGTTGCGGATATCGGTGCCTGATTCCTGTATTAGCTTACGGGCCTTGCCGTATGTAATTCCAAGCTCCTGGGCTACCTCCACCACGGACTTACCCGATGTGTACAGTGACGCAGCCTGCGTAGGTGTAATTGTTGACACTGGTCTTCCTTTCGTAGTTTCTTCGTTTTCGCGCTGTAATAGCTAGGCAGGTGAACGCGCGATTAGCTCGCCTGTCATATTGAGCAAAGTGGTACTGCTCAAGATTTCTTACCTTTTTCCGGCTTAGGAGGAGTTTTCCCATGCTTGTTGCATAGTACCTTTCCGCCCCAGGCAGACCTAGGTTTTAGGTTGTTGTCACACTCGGTTCCGTAGTTAGCGGCGTAGCACTCAAGCTTCTCGGTCTTCCTCAGGATCGAGGTAAGAGATACTAGAGCTTTCTTTGTGATACTTGTTCTAACTAGAAATCCATTTTTCTCGTGACATGAACCGCATAGATACTCGTTGCGCCGGTGGGAAGGATCCCGAACAGCACTCGGACTATCACACTGATCACAGTGCTGGACGAAGCGAATGTTTGCAGTTAACTTTTTATAGTCACTAGCACACATAAGCTTCTCATCAAGTTGGTAGACGAGTACGTTTGCGTCACCGCACAAGGAACAGGCATCATAGACGTAGCGTTGTTCGCGCTGGTTTGTGCCTAGCATGTTGGTCCTCCGTATTCGTCCTTGGGAAGAATATATTCCTTATTCCTCTTCTTGTAAATCCTCATCTTTATATTCCCTTACCTGTCCGGTAAGTTGTGGACCCCACATGCGTTCACCAGGCTGAAGTTGTTCTTCATCTCTTGCCTCGCATTTACCCCACACTTGATATCCGATTAGAATATTTCCTGTTTGCTTGAACTCGCGGACCAGCTGTGTCCAGTGTGTTCCACCTACAGGCGGATGATAAACGATACACTTACACTCACTTGCCACGATTTCTTTAGATGTGTCTCTTGTAGTTTTCATATTTACTCCTTATTTCTTTTTTCTTGGACCTACGACGCCAAGCAAGGGTTCAACCTTTACGGTGTTCTTCCTGTAGCGGTAGATCTTTACGGCGATGCCAACCAAGGCAGCCGCAAGGATTAAAAACATGTTTACGTCAAGTGCTATCAGATCTCTTACGTAGATCGATAGAAATTGCTCATAGGTTTCAATGCTAAAAAGTGGATCCATGACTATCTCCTTATTTTCGGTTTGCGAACTCGGTGTTCGCAATGTCATCCATTGCCGCGGCAAGAAGCATGGCTGGGAAGAATCCCAGAACTCCCATGATAACTGCGCCAACGAACGTTAGCAGGCTTTCACCTGCAAAGAAGAACATCGCTGAGTAGATAACCCAGGCAGTGGCAACGAACTTCATTGCAACCGCGTACCTACGGTACCGATAACCTCTAAAGTTATTTATCTTGATTTTCATGGGGAAGTCCTTTCGTCGTTTTGTCCTTGGGTTAATTATAACAGGAAGGTCAGGATAATTGAATTATCTTGATACGGTGTTTCTTTCACCCCAGCTTGCAAGTCCCATGCTTCTGTAGGTCTGTGCCCAGGACTCAGCCTCGGCGTAGCTACGGCAATATTGAAGTATGTTGCTTAGTGAAGGGTCATTAAAGGTATATACGTAGCACGTTTGATTTCCAGCCTCGTACTTAGCCATCTTGGATCTCCAATCCGTTGATGGTTTAATTATATCAGGAAGATCAGGAAAGTAAAAAACCCTGGAAGATTAGTTCCAGGGTTTTTTGCTTACGTCTGTATTATAGGCTAAATGCCACAAATAAAAGTGTACCAAGCATGAGTATTGGAAATGCAACTAGTACTAACATATGGGTGTCCTTTTCGTCGTTAAGGCATTGTTGCCTTGTAAGAACTATTATATCAGGATCTACCTGACAGAGAACCCGCCTCTGCCCCTGAAACTCGGGATCTTTCGGTGAGCTGGAGATTTGGCCTTGATCTTTCCGCCCATGAAGCCGGAGGGTGGCTTGATCAGCAGCGCCGTAAGGGCATGGACCAGCGCGTCGACTCGGTCGGGGGATTTACCCTCGCCAGGAATCCAGGCACACATCTGAGACTCTAGGTCTCCAAGGTAGCCCACGTGATGAACGCGGGTTTGCTCGTAGGCAAGGGTTATCGGCTCGGCGCGAAGTGCCTTGCCGTACTTGGAGTGTACCTCAAGAACCTTTACCGTTGGGTCAATCGTGTTTATGGCGTTGCGAACAAGCGCACCACCTTGGTTAACCTCAGCCACGACAGGACAGCCCCACTTGCGAGCCATCTGAACTACTCGGTTTGCCCACACGTCGGGCGAGCCGTGAATGGACGCGTCCTCAAGTACCCAGCTCTGACGCTTGTAAAGATCTCGTTCACCGGTTGAGGCTACGACAACTATGCCGCACTCGTCTCGTGGATTTTCAGCTACGGAAGGATCTACACCGATGCAGCGTAGCGGAGTTCCGATCGGATACTGCATGTCACGTCCCTTATCGATAAGTTCCTGTGTCCACAGAGCTCCCTCGACGTCCGAGAGCATCTCACCGTATAGCTCCTGACTTGCTAGACGAGTACCCTCGTACACGCCAAGAATGGCGTCTAGATAGGTTTTAGAAAGATTTCCGGTGTTGTCCATGGTTGAACCACGTGTAATTACCACACGCCCTGTCTTGGTCGCCTCAGCCATCAGCTGGTAGAGCAGCGGAACACGCTTAGGAGTTGTCGTCACCATGATCTTTGGATTAGCTCCAAGACGAGTACCGACGCGAAGGTTATCGAACGCGGTCATACCTGCCGCATCGGGAGTTTGCCTCCAGGCTGCAACCTCATCGCCCCAGGCGTGAGTAAATTGTGGACCACGGAGGGAATCCGGCTCATCAGCTGTGAAACAAGTAGCTGTGTTTCCGTTTGGCCAGGTTAGTCTTCGCTTTGACGGTTCGTACAACGGGCGCTCGCTAGGAGGAGTCACGTTAATGATTCCTGACTCACCCTCAACGATAACGTCACGTACGTCAGCGGCAGTTCGAGCTACGAGTGCAAAACGCTTCTGTCCTTTGCTTGAATCGCGCGCTTCCGTTCTTACCCACTCGGCTGCAGTGCGAGTCTTACCAGCTCCGCGACCAGCCATGTAAAGCCAGATTGACCAATCGCCCTCAGGCGCCTGCTGTTCAGGCCGACCCCACACGGACCAGTCCCAAAGAAGTTGATCGGCATCGAATCCTGCAAGCACGGCCTGCTTCTCCTCCTCAGAGAGGAGAGCTAACTTTTCCATCATGCTCTTTGCCATGTGTACTATAGTACATTAAAAAAGTAAAAGCTAGGCGGATAGGTCGCCTAGCTTCTACTCCTAAAGGATGTCTCAACCTGGTGGGATTGGAGGCTCACCAAGGAGACCCCCGCGTAGGTATGAACGGACCTTGCGGTTAGTAATACTGTATCACTTTCTTGCGAAAAGTGAAACCTCCTCGTAGACCGCGTCTACGACCTTTGCCCAGATCGCAGGAGTATGATCGAACGGCTGGTATCCACCAGCTCCTCCGATGAGCACTCTTCCTTGAGAGTAGGAAGATGCAATTCGGCCAACAGTGCGAGCCGCAAAGTCATATCCGTAGTAGTCAAAGTTAAGCGTAGACAGCGGATCGGTGCGATGTGCATCGGCTCCGGTAGCTAGCAGAACTACGTCCGGCTTGATCTTATCGGCAAGTGTTTCAATCTCACCCATGGCAGCCATAAAGGTATCGTCACCGCTGGCTGGATCAAGTGCCCAGTTGTATATTCCTTTTTTCGGCGAGTGACCTTTTAGTCCTGTGCCAGGGAAGATAGCCGAGTCGTGAATAGAACACGTCACAAGATCAGGATCATCTGCCAAAAGGTTTTCAACGCCATCGCCGTGATGTGCGTCCCAGTCAATGTACATAACCTTCATGCCATTTTTCTGAAATTCCTTTGCAGCCCAAGCCATGTCGTTAAACACGCAGAAGCCAGAGCTATGATCGTACTGAGCGTGATGCTTAGCTCCCTGAGGATTAAAGCCAATCCTTAGCTCGTCGGCAATCATCTTCTCTGTTAACCGAACTGTTCCGGCAAACATGTGAAGGGCAACCTTTCCAAGCTCAACCTGGTCTGGGTACCACTCGCCGCAATGGCCATCGTCAAGAACTCTAGAAACATAGTCCTTGTCGTGGATAGATTCAACTCTAGCTCGATCGCCTTCTTGAATATCTGGTTTTACGATAACAAGCTCATGATCGTTAGAAAGAAGTTGCGTCGCGTACTTGGCACGCACAGGATTAGTAGGATGTGAATCTGTTGTCCTACCACCTAGCTTCCAATCAAGGTACACGTCGTCATACGCTACATGTATCTTATCTTGCACTAGGTACCTCCTCGGACATAACTAAATAATCAACGAAGTGGTTGTTTAATAAAACAGCCTTACTTCTTTTTTCCCGCATAAGATTTATCGCGCCCTTTGCCGTGTATCCGTCCTTCATCAGAACATGAGCCATGACAAGACCTGAGCGATTTATTCCAGCCTGACAGCGAACTAACACACGCTTACCAGACTTCCAGGCGTTGTACGCAAACTCTGCAGCTCTCTCAACCGCATCAAAATCGATGTGACTGATCTCTGAATCGTAGAATCCATAGCGTGCCTCCTCGACCAACCAGTCAACAGGTTGAGCCCATGAGTAAAGTGTGACCACCGTATCAAATTCATTCTTTGTAATTACACGTGGCAAGTACGCATTGACACCGGTTTCAATCGTGTCATTGTCATCCGTACCACCAAGCCATAAACCTGGGAGGATCTCACTCCATAGGGGGAAGTCCCAGCCAATATCGTGAACTGGTGCGTATAAGTTTTTGTCCTCTACAATTTCCATTACTCGTTGTCCTCTTCATCGTGCATCATTAGTTCCCAGCAACTCGGGTGAGTTCCGGTCATCATTTGTTCTCGTAGTGATTTGTCCAAATCAGGTAGCGCGTCTTGAATTAACATGCCAAAGTTCCACTTAAAGAAACCATCGGCTGGAATCTCAACCGTACCGGTTTTGTTGCAAAGTCGGCAGGTAGGTGTTTGAACTACGTACGTCATGTTTTTTACGTCCATAATTTGTCCTTTCGTCACTTAATAGGTCTATTATATCAGGTTTTCTAGCCTCTCTGAGACATGATCGTTATCTCTCCACCTGAGTAGGCATCCCACCGTATAGAAACCTCAATTGCCTTTCGCAGCAGCTTCTCAGCCTCCTCAACGTTCTTAGCTTTTTCAGCCTGTAGAGCTCCGAGAGCTCCAAGAGCGTACTTGCCTCCTGAACCGGCAACGTAGAGTCCACGCTTACATCTTTCCCACGAGTAATCCTCGGCAATGCTGTAAAGATTTCCCTTAACCGCAACGATGAAGTTGTTGTCGTTGTACGCTACGTCTCCATCGTCCTTCATGTCGTATCCAGATTTAATAAACGCCTGTCGCATGCTAGGTATAAATACCTTTGTCATGTATTCGTCTGTAGACCTGCCGGCGAAGCGAGGTGCTGACCAACCAAACTGAAGTATGTTGATTCCACGCACCGCACCTGCACCTGCGATTAGCGTAGGTCCGTTCTTAAATGTTTTGCCTGTGACAATCTGCATCATGAAACCAGATTCATCGCTAGCTTGACTGTCCGCACCGATCGTGCACCAGCCATCACCTTGTATGGCCGCAAGAGTAGTCATAGTTCCCCCACAAATCCTAAGCGCGTAGGACAACTGTATCCTACGCGCCAGGACTACGTCTTATACTAGGTCCAGGATTCCTACTGGGCAGGTCACGTTTGAGGACTCAACCTGACGGGTGACAGGGTTTATCCTGGCAAACCTTCCTGTTGGATTATCCAAACGAACCACAACCTTCGTACGGTTCTTTGAAACTATGGTGGCGGTTTCGCCTACCATGTACCTGGTGCCTGTTTGCTCGTTGAACTTGACCTTATCACCGATGTTATAGTCGTTGATGGTACGTTCCTTACGAACTGCCTTTAGGCGTTGGGCAACTGCCTCATTGATCTTCCCGAGGGAGGAGTCATGGGCACCTGAGGATATCTCAGATAAAAGTGTCTCGATACTCATAGTACCTTCCTTTCGTCGTTAGGTACTATTATATCAGGTTAGGAGTCAACCTCTGCTCTAAAGTACTGGATTCCCTCTTCCTTTTGGGATTCATCCTGGGTCCAAGGTAGACGGGTACGGTTTAGGTCTCCTAAACTATTTGCAAAAATAACCGCGGTCTTCTTTGCCGCGCCTAACGAGGTGTGGGCCGCATGGCGAACCTCACCGGAAGCCGCATCCTTAACTGTCACAAGCCATGCTGCCTGTGGCGCCTTATTTTTTAATAGGGTTGCTGTTATACTCATTGGTATTACTCTCTTTCTAGTTTTATTGTGTACTTATGATTGCAAAGCTCACAAGTCACTTCTTGATCTACGTTTCCCCAGTCATCTGTGGTAAAGTCTTCATCCCACACACTGTTGCAAGGTTGTCCACCATCACAGCCATCACATCTTTCACGGCAGACAACCTCAAGGGTTATCTCTTCGCTGTAGATGCCTGAGCCCATCATTGAACCCTCTGGATAATTACTCATTAGCTTTTAACCAGTGAATTCATGTCGCGCTTAATTTGCGCGTAGATATTTGCACAAGGATAACAGTACGTGTCAGGAGTCACCTCAAGCACAACCGCATCGATTCCGGAATACACCAGCTCTGTGTTTTTACAGTTATATGTTTTACAGATTTTCATTTGTATCCTTCCGTCTCTTGAGCTAATTATATCAGGTAGGGCGCCTACTTCTCCTTAGGCGCCATACCCGAGTTTTAACTTACTTTGTTTTTGGGAACTTTTTAGTTCCTTTACGAACTTGGCTCATGAAGCGAGAAGCCTCCTTCGTAGAAGCGACCTGGAGTTTTTCACCTGTTGAGGTGTTAAACACTAGGTAGTGTGAGCTATTCACTGCACGTAATACTGCAAGCGTTTTACGCTTACGGAAATACGCCGGTGTATAACCTGTTGGTAGCTTAACTCCACGTGACAAAGAGGGAAGAGTTTCTACTCGAGTCCCTGGCTTTATTCGCGCAGGTTTGGCTACGGGCTTGGCAGTTTTTGTTGCCATGCTCGTCCTTTCGTCATTGCTGGCGGTTGCCAACTCTTTAATTATATTAGGTAGTTGAAGTTCTGTACAACGGTTTAATTGTGGGCAAAGTCGTTGCAGGGAGGAAGGGCGTGGGTACGCCAGTCCCTAGTTAACCTGTCAAGAAGATCCTTGTACTCAGGATTCTTTGCTCCAAGTTCGATGAGAGCGGCAAGGTCAGTCAAAGTATCAATATGACTTTGCTTATGCTCATCTGGAGTCTGAGAGCAGTACTCGCAACTCAAGAGAGAACCTTAAAGTTAGGGTGCATTGCTTCCTTGATCAGTGAAACTACATCTTTGGAGTTTCCTCCGATGTGATACTCGCACACCTCATCCATTCCTGGAGTTCCAAGCTCGTAGCGCTTCCAGTCGTAGATCGTCGCGATCTCATTGTTTACAAATTGAATTATCCACTCAAGGGTAACCTTATCGGTATCCTCATCGAAGCGAATTGGTTCTCCAAAAGTGTCGATTAAATCACTTTGGGTAGTAGTGATGTATCCTTGAAGTGATGTGCCTGAAGCATTGATGTCATGACTCGCGTAAAATTCCATCTTGGTTCCTTTCGTCATTAAGTTAATTATATCAGGAAAGGTAGGCTGATAGAACCTGTTCCCAGGCTTGATCCTTGATATTTTTTTGAAGGTTCTTGTTTCCCTCAAGAGCGATAAGAATAAGTTGTAGCTCTTCCTCGCTGACCTTAATAACGTAGTCCATAATCTCTCCCTTTGTTAGGGTTTAATTATATCAGGACTTTGAAGTCTTTAGCTCCAGTTCAACAAATTCCTTTGCCCACTGGGTAAGCCCAGCCTCATGGCGGGTCTTGTGATGGCCGCATAGAAATAGCTCACCGGAATCTCCAATAATCTTCCAGGTGGCGCGAGCAACGCTACATGAGTCACACTGGATCCACTCGGTAAACGAGGGATCTCTTACCTCAACCTGTTCCTTTACACCGGTATCCATAGGCTAATCTTACTCTTGTTCTTCGTCGGTGTCTTCGTCAAACAGCTCCGGACGCAACGCTGCATCGTAGATGTCTCCGCGATAGGAGTTTGAGCCGAACGAGATGTCCTCCTCCATTAACTTGTTCAATGAGAGAACGGCGGTGTTTCCTTCACCAGGGAACATGATTACAAGCTTGGCATCTCCGTCGTTTGGATCATCGACCAACGCCACGTGAAATCCAGTTCCACCAACGCCGTTGCGATGGTAGTCTGAATCAACTATCTGTAGTAGGTTTGGATCAAACTTCATGGTGTCTTCCTTTCCGGTCTCCTCTGGCTGATCTCTAGCTTGGACATATCGTATCCGTTTTTCTTTATCCATGCCTTTGCCGTATCAATATCCATGAACTGGCCAAGCCACGTGTCTCCGTCAAACACGTTTACAAGATCATATAGGGTACTCATCTTGAAAACCTGTTCTTGTCAATGATCTTCTTGTAGCATCTACTTTTACCGTTCTTAGTCTCTAGATACCCGTAGCGAACGAGTCTAAACCGCAAGGCTCCGTGGGTCACGCCTATGCGCTTGGCTAGACGGTACAGAGGAACTTCCTCAACCACGTGCGCGTGGTTAATTAGTCTTGAGTACTCTTCCGCGGCCTCACGACCAAGTGGACTATTAGATCTTACCTTCTCGGCAATAGGCCGTAGCTCAAGAAGACGAGCAAGTGTCTCCGGTGAAGGCTCCGCGTACACAACTATCTCCTCCTCAACGATTCTTGTTGGAACCTCAGGGACAGGATATGACCCTGGACTAGAAAGAATTGTTATCGCGTCAAGTGGTTTAGCCTTACTCTCAAGTTGGCGAATACGCTCGCGCGTAAGGTCAAGAGCTTGCCCCACGGACTCGAGCGTCCAACCCTTCATGCGAAGAATATAGATGTACGCATCGCGCAGGTGCAACTGATTCTTTGGGAACAGGTGCAGCGCAACCACAACCTCCGCAGGAAGTGACAGTCCACTTTTCATGGGGACAGAGTGTCTTACAATTTTCTTTTTAGCCATTTTCTACTTCGTCTCTTGCCTTATCAAGGCAGTCAACAAAACCGAATGACTCGGCGTCGCATGGGTCAGCTTCAAAAAGTTCAACCGCACGGTTCCACACGTTAACAGGAGTTTCATCGTCCTCCATGTATTCTGAGTGTTCCTTGGCGTACCACTGAATCATTATCTCCTCATCAAGGTCATATCCTTGAAGAGCCTTAATCGCTTCTGATACCTTCATGTTCATCCTTTCGTCGTTGTAAGGTTAATTATATCAGGTTTTCTTCCATAAAGTAAAATAAGAGTGGGACCAGCCCATGTCGAATGAAAACTGATCCCACAACTACTGGACAGGCGTCTCTCCCTCAACTCTTTGGTCCGACCTCAAGAACCTTAGTCTTACGACCTTGTCCTGTCTTGGTAGAGTCTCTACGGATAACACTGAGCAATGCAGCGGTCTTATGACATACAGTTGCTACCCTTTCCGCACCGTACTAGCTTATCGGGAGTACTCCACCATGTGGAACCCTTACACCTTCGAGCTTGGTTAGTCCAATCCTTTTATTTAGTTATAGTTGAATTATATCAGGTTATTCCTAATCTGGAGGTTTATTGCGCCCCCTCATTAGGTACGCGTATGACACCATGCTATCGTTGGGGTCATAGATCGTAGTTGTTTGATTTGATAAGGCTGATGAATGTTTACGAGCGTGATAACCACAAAATAAAAGCATGCCCATCGACGTCGTAGCACGCACCTGTGCCTGCGAGCCACACCGGTCACACCGGTCGGTTAGGACTAATTCCATGCCGTCCTTCAAGGTTATTCCCAATCTGTTAGGTATACAGCTTCAAAATCAGACAGTGGACGCTTTAGCCCGATGGAAGCCATCTGCAGCATCCGGTCAACGTCCGCACGCTTGCGCGCCCTAAACTTTGAGATTCGCTCTCCGGTATGGACATCCTTAATTTCCCAGATGCCTGCCGCAAGCTTAGAGTTCGACAATTTTGAATCCTCCCTCAAGCGCGCCGACGTAGGTTGAGCATAGCTTCTCAATCTTGTCCGCATCCTCCTGAAGAAGAGAAGTGGTGTTGCCGTCCTCATCGCAGCCACCGGTAAATACCACATTGCCGACGATGACATCTGTCTCGCCGAAGTATCGTGTCCACATTGCCGTGGCGACAGGATTAACAGGTAAACCTATTAGCTTGCCTTCCTCGTTGCACCACATGGTTAGGCTAGGTGTAAGGTCAACGGCCTGGATGAGGCCGCCTACCGCGTCCTGAAGAGTTTCAAGTTCGGTGTCCTCAAGAGAGTTGTTAAATGAACAGTCAGTTAGTACATGAAGAGTTTGCATTAGTTTGTTACCTCCGCATCAGGAAACCACTTCAACATAGTTTGAAGAAGGTGGTCATAGTTGCCTGAGGTCATCTCAGCGGTAAAGGCTGCAACCTCATCATCGCGTCCTAGCTTCTCTAGCTCGCGTCGCCCTGCGCCAATTATGGCGAAGGCATTTCCATCTGTAAGTTTGATTGCCATGTGTTTTCCCTCCGTCGTTATAGAGTTAATTATATCAGGTTATGCATTAAGAAGCTTGGTTAGGTCCTGGTAAAGTTCCTGAACCTCGATTCCGTTCTCCATGATAACAGACTCAAACTTGTCATTGTCCGGTGATTCGTCCGCAGGACAGTCCTCCGGCCGCATGATGTATAGCACGTCGCCTGGGTTAAACTCCCACCAATCTCCATTTTCATTCGCAATGTATAGACTCATGGTTAACCTACCTGGAAATCATCACAGTTGACACAGTAGTACGCGTCGCCGAGGATTGACGTAGGGTCATACTCATGGACATAGTCATGTTGTTCGTTAGTGGCACAGAACTTATTGCCATTAACGTAGATATACTTTAATTCTTGTTTTGTTGTCATTGTTCTTCACCATCACCCACAGAGATATGGTAGCAGACATTGTTGCCTGTTATCATACAACTTGAACATACTATGCTCATGGTATTCCTTCCGTCGTTGTTGGTTTAATTATATCAGGAAACAGAGTCAGACTCGAGCATTGAAACACTGAAGTCCATTTGGATTCCGCGGTTGCGTTCCTCCGCGCGTGGAAGGTCAGAGACATTTATCTCTTCGTTCTCTACCTGTCTCATTAGTTCTGTTGCATGATGTAGATCATCAGCCTCAAACCAAACCTGGTTTGATGCGATCTCATCGAATCTAAAAGTGTATCTAGCCATTGGTTTCCCTCCGTCGTTTTGTAGACGCGGCGAGTGCTGGGATTGTTTCGACCCCCTGCAGGTTTCGAGGTTTTCGTTTGACCACCAGTGAAGCCTCGCCGCGTTAGTATCTATTATATCAGGATATTATGAATTGCTTGGCAACCACATCGGTTAATGACCGATACGCGTTTCCTAGCCCGGCTGTGAATGATGTCCATACGGAATCATACGTGCCGCCTTGTCCGATCGCCTGAGTCCACTTGGAGGCTACCGCAGCTGTTGCCGCGGAGGTACCAATGGCTACGACAGGTTTACCGTCTAGACCGATCGTGGTGTACTTGCCCAGGGCATATAGATCTAGATCCGCGCCACCGTTTGAGATACGCATCACAGGATATATCCATCCGGTCACACCGCGCAATGAATATTGTGTGTCCGTTGCTCCGACAGCTATTGCCTCAGGTATACACGCCGGATAGTCAACCTTGGTTGGATTTGACCCGTTGCCGGCAGCGATAAACACGCCGATGTTGTTTTGCTTCAACGCAATAATTTGAGATTGCAGCGGAGCCTCAACCGGACACGTAGCTTCTGAGTACGAACGTCCAAGCGAGATCGACACCGCGCCGACGTTTAGTCGTGCAGCATTTGCAATAACCCAATCGAGAGCTGGAGCCAACGAGTTAGTTCTGTAGGTATTGGCAAAGCCCTTGTCAGACATACCTACGACACGAACCGCAGCTATCTTAACTCCAGGGTTAACCGCAACTGCAACTGAAGCCATCTGCGTTCCGTGGCTGAACGTTTTGTCCTTGGCTGCGTCAGTCGCCGCAAGTGTTGCAGCTCCTGGGCCAGTCATTGACTGTTGTCCATTTGGACACTTGCCGAACTCAATAAAGCATGCCTCATCAACAAGTGCATTCTTTACCCAGTCAAGCTGAGAGTTAACTCCTGAGTCAATAATGACCAAGGTTTTTTGTGGTGTAGCACTTACCGGACCTGCTAGCCCAGCTATTAACATTGAGGCTATCGCCGCAACGATTATCTTGTTCTTCATGTTGTCCTTCTTTCTTTTTGTCATTTTGGTTTGTTAATTAGATCCGGTGCGAGTGGCGAGACAATCTGACGGAAGGTTTCCCACCCACACCGAATAACTTAGGCAGCGTTCTTTCTGCCAATCTTTTCTAGAGCTTTTGCTGCTGACTGACCAATCTGTAGCGCGGCAGCTGCTGGATCCTTTAGATTATTTAGTACAACTGTTGCTGTACCTTCAGTAATCTTTTCAAGGTATCCACGATGAGGGTTGTACCCTTCATTCTCGTATGATAACCATAGGACTGCAACTCCATTACGTTCACACTCACGAACCCAGTGCTTAGCGTTATCAAGCTCGGTTTCAGTATAGACACCATCACTCACTACCACAAGTAGACGAGCGCCGGTACTTTGTAGTAGACCAAGAGAACCATCAAGAGACTTGAATGCCTTATCAAACTTCTCGGTAGCGTCAGGAGCAGTGTAGACGTTTACCTGATCAAGATGTTGCCCTGGCTTAAGAGTAGGGAACACACCTGAACCATAGTAGACCATCGCGCAACGACCTTGAACACGACGAGCAGCTTCACTCATCGCCCAGGCAGTTGCTGCCATAGGTTCCATTGCTGCACTCATAGATCCGGAGATGTCGACCATCACACCGACCTTCAGTGTTGGATCATCAGTGTGCTTGCGCACTGTACGTCTCCAAGGTTCTGCGTTCATCATTGAGCCCTGTGCCTTGTAGGCAGCCTGTTGAACTACTGCGCGAGTGCGTAGACGTCCAGGAGGAAGTATAGACTGAATCTCAGTCTCATCGCGCTCACGGTACTTAGCCTTCTCAAGTAGTTGAGCAATCTTGACGGCGGCAGCTCGCTCAGCAGGAGTTGGAGAACGAGTCTCCTTAAGTAATGATCCACTACCTGTAGAGCTAATCTCTGTGGTAGACTTAGAGAACACATCATGAGCTACCTGCTCGTGATCACGTTGTTGACGCGCAGCCTTGCTACGTAGATCAACAACCTTCTGCCAATCTTCCTTTTGTTCTTGATCCTGGACCTCATCACCTGTGGCAATCGCAACGTTAGACGCTGCCTCCTTAATAGCTTCCTTTAGATCTTCCATCACTGCGTCAATAAGAATTAAGATTCCTTTATCTGCAGGCATGCCAACCTCAGGTTGCTCGCCGGTCTCCTTGGCAAGCTGAGAGAGAATCTTCTCCCACTCGCGTGCAAGTTCGTATAGGTACCTTGGATCTGTATGGTTGTCATGAGATTGGAACTTGATCCAGATCTGACGAATTGAATCGTAGACATCTTGACCTAGGTGCTCAATTACAATTGCCTTAATCTCTTCAATGTCTTCTGTATCAAGAGAACCAGCATCAACACGAGCACAGGTAAGTGCGGCAAGACCTGCGATGGAACGAACTCCATGCGCAAGGTGTTGCTCTGCTTGCTCTTGAATATCATGTAGAACTATTTCCAATGCGCAGGCGCGTAGGAAGACTCGATTAGCTGGGAAGTTATCAACTCCATGCTTTTCAATACGAGACTCCTCAAGGGACATGAATGCCTGGAACTCATACTTTGAAAGTTCTTTTTGTGCAGCCTCAAGGGAATAGCGTGAGTAGCGTGCGTGTAGCGCTTCATGGAATATTGCACCGGAAGCTCTAGGCCACTCGAATAAGTTATCACGATTGGTTAGATCACCAATCATCTCAGGTGTGATGCCTTTACCAAAGGCAGCGTCAATGTTAATCTCAACCTCGGCGCATATTGGATTAAAACAGGCTGGGGTTGGTCCACCAGCTCCGGGTCCAACGTATGCAACAATATCTGAGCGTCCTGCCCAGGTGTTTACTAGTTCACCAATGCGTGCGCCAGTTGGCAGCCACTCTGAAGGTGTACGTTCCGCACGAGTTGCGGATACCTTTATGTGTCCCACTTTTATTTCCTTCCGTCATTTAGGTTAATTATATCAGGTAAATGGTAAGGTCCTGGACACCCTATCCAGGACCCTACCTTGCGCCAAGGGGAATTAGATCTTGGCTGATTGGCAACCTTCACCGTAGACCCGAGTGAACACATCCGCCACGACGGGGCGATCGAGTTCTGGGGCTGCGGCAATGATGTTCGCTACTGCGAACTTCGTGCCAAAGGTTTTTGCAATGTCGCGGAACGCAAGTAGTTCACGCATCTGAGGTGCCCAGCCACACTCACCTGAAAGTTGACGACGAGATAAGTTCTGCGCAACTGTCACGATCTGTTGTGGTGCACCAAGCTTTTTAGCAAGTAGGTAGTCTGTTGTCATCTCTGCCTGAACGATAAAGCGAGATAGAAGTGCTTCTGACAACCGAACTCCAGGAGCGTTTGGATTGGTTGCTGCAATTACGTAGAACCCTTCCTTAGCTTTTACGGTACCACGCTCTGGATTTGCAGTGATTGTAAGTTCACCACGTCCATCCATAAGTCCGTAGACACCGGCCATAACCTTAGGATCGACAAGACCTACCTCATCGATAAAGAATGGTTTACCTTGGTCCGCAGCTTTTACAAGCGGCCCATCTTCCCAGATGAATCCACCTGATGGTGTTTGTACGTATCCACCAATGAAGTCTGATAACTCAGTATCACCTGTGCCAAGTACCGTGTACACATCATTGAACGCAGCCTCGACAAGCGCAGTCTTTCCACAGCCTGGAGCTCCATACAGAAGAATGTACTGGTTGTTTTCACGTGCAGTGCGCAGCACCATAACGTCATCGTGCTCACCCCACTTGCGTGCGTGGTACACGTCGCCATTAGGGCGTTTGTAGGTAGATGATTCTCCTACGATTGCGTCTGCTGATATCACCGGAATAACCTTCGTCTTGGCGGTTGGACGATTGCCAACCTTACCCTGAGCGATAACCTGTGTATCGAGTTCTGCTGATACTGATGGATCCAGTTGCTGGGCAACTATATCAATAAATGTCTTACTCAACGGGGTAGCTGAGTCTGTGTATAGAGCATCTAACGATGACTCTAGTAGTGATGTCGTCATTTTGTTCCTTTCGTCGTTTTGGGTGTGATATTAGCTTGCAAATAATTCGTCACTGAAACCTAGAGCCTTGCGAACTCTAGTAATTCGACCTAGTACCTTGTAAGGCGTCTTGCCAAGGCGAATTCCGTCCAGATCCTCTGAGGCAACCTCAACTATGATAGGTAGCTTATACAGTTGATACTTGTATCCCACCATCTGGTTGATTGTTGTTAGCATAAATTCAAGTCTGCGCTTGGCAGAATCAATTGCTTGATCCTTAGGCATCGTTGTAAATGCTCCGAACTCGTTTACGTTGAGTGATGGAAGGCTGTAGCTCTTCCATGCCCTACGTGGTCTGCTCGATGATACCTGGCGTCGGTACACCATCGCCGGTACATATTTACCGCCGGAGTTAACTCCGTCCGGTGTGATCATCAACTGGTAGGTCTGTGAACCAGAGCGATACTCTGTGTAGAGCGCCTTACCAATGACCTTGTCTTTTTCAGCCATGTTTATCCTTTCGTCGTTTGGGTAGGATCAATTATATCAGGAATCTAGGCGACTCCTAACAACTCCAACTCCCTGGGTGTTTAGAGTCTATTATATCGTATTACCTGATATAATTAATCCATGCAACCAACCGGGTGGCATAAATGACGAAGGGAAGGGTCCAAATGACCAGCACCGCAGTTAGAACCACAACCACGGAAATCGTGGTGTCACACACCGTAGCTCATCTTGATCAATCTGCAGACGCAGTTATCAAGGAGTTCGCTAAGGCCAAGGAGGACATAAAGGTCCTTGAGGCTAAAAAGAAAGCTGCCGAGGAAATAATTCGGCAACTACTTGGAGATGCAAAGCTTGGATTCATCGACGGCGTAAAGCGCGTTGAGATCAAAGATCGCACCCTAACTAAAGTTGATCGCAAGATTCTTCAGGCTGCATATCCTGAAGCCTACGAGGCGTCCTTGGTTTCAACCGAGTACACAATCGTAGACGCTGAGTAATCAGTAAAACTTAAGAGGCTCCTCGCTAACGCGAGGGGCCTCCATTAGCTGGATTCAGTTCTGGATATTTTATAAAAAAATCTACTTGAATTTCCTGCATTGCCTGCTTGCTTATATAAGTAAGTGCTAGGACTACTATACAAAAATTAAGTAAGACACCTATCTTTATTTTTCTCATAAAAAAATAAAATCTATTGTCCGGGGGTAATTACGTTAGACGCGCACTCGGCGCAGACAAGCCAGTAGTCATCTGCCTCATCTATACAGACAACGCAGGGGATTAGCTTATTACCGACAACTCCAATTTCGTCGCCGCAGGAAGAGCATTGATCGTCGTCCTGTAAAAACTCCACAGGCTCCTCGTCCTCAAGACGCCGAGCCTGATCAAGAGAGTTTACTACGTAAAGCTGGTAGGTTGCCATGGGCGCAACCGTAAACTAAAATTAGATAGCTGACTTAAGGAAATCACGTAGGCGATTTAGCTCGGCCTTCGTGGAGTCTAGCTCCTTTTGAATTTCAGCGGTACGCTCAGCAACGATCCTTTGAATTAAATAATCCACCATCTCGTTGTTGCTCGACCCTGGGTGGGAAGATCTTGGCTCATCTACCTCGATAAGTTCTACCTTGGAAGACTGCTTTTCTTTTTTCTTCTTTGACCACGGCTTGGTCTTTGACCAAGGGATTCCGGTGTTATCTACTAGGATAACTCCTGGAACGATCTCGGTAATCGTGCGGGTCGGAACTGGGTTTGAAGTTGAGTACAAGGTTGCGGACATGTTCTTGCGGAACGTTCCACCACCTGCGCGAACCTGACGTTCGTGTGACTCCTCCATCCGAGAGAAAACCTTTCCTGCTCCAACAAGCTCGAGTATAAAAGGCCGCACGTTTCCGTCGGCATACTTTTTACGCTCTGACTTGCTGTTTAGGAACGCGATGATCTCGCTCGCAGCCATGGGCTGTGACGTAGATCCTAGAGCTGCAAGCACCAGCCTGTGGTGATTGTTTAACTCGAGGGTCTTAGCTTCTGGCGCACTTTGTGCAGGGCCAGCCTGCGTTGGCAGCTTTACGGGTGTCGTAAAACGTGCCACCTGTAGTATGTTTGGCATATTGTTTTTATTGTCTCCTTTCGTCATTGGAGTTTAATTATAACAGGAAATTGTTATTTTGAACCACAGGTAGCTTGGGGAGTTTTTGAACAGGCATCGAGCTTAAACTTCTTGGTAAGAGGTCCCACTAAGAAGTGGTCTAGCTCCTAGCGGCTAGCAGCTGGTTTTTTACTTCCATACGGACCTAGGTCTGCCTTAATTCTTCCATCCTTGCGAATCACGACGATCCGGCCGTTTTTAATTACGGTCTTGTTGAACGGGTGTTTTGTCTTACTTGTCCCCTTGTGCTTGCTCATTTCGTTTCCTCCACCGTAAACAGTCCGGTTCTTTCTCCCAAAGCTCGAAGGCTTCTAAGATCTGGGATGCCCCTTGCATCCGGTCCGACGTATCCTAGCATCCGTTGCCAATGCGCGTATGCGCGTTCTGTCTCACCGTCGAACATGTCGACCGTCACCTTGCCCAGGCCTACGGTTTTTACCAAGCCTGCTTGAACAAGCCCGATTGATTTATTACGACGACCAGGCCTTACCGTCTCACCGTCTACGATTCCCTTGCCCGCCAAGCCTGTCCGTCTTAATATCGCAGGCCGGAAGGCAGGCCTGCCAAATCCAAGAACCTCATGCCGTGACCGTACCCGCTCAAACACACCCGCCAAGCCTGGGTCTCCCTTAGGCAGGCCTGAACTAATATTTCCCTCGATGGTTTTTATCAACCCGTCAGCGCTCCACCGGTCCGTTGCCTTTACCAGGCCGACATGCGGCATGCCGTAGTTTTCACCCGTCACCGAAAACGAGAAGAACACGACGTCCCCAGGCCTTGGTTTTTTATACAGCCGTCTCTGTCGTACAAACTCCGCCAGGCCTGTCGGCGAGTAACCGCAGCTTGGTATAACCACGCCCGCCTTAAAAAATACATAGTCGACGAACATGCCTGCCCAGGTCTGCCCGTTGTACCCGGACAGCTCGCCGAACGGCGTTGACATGTTACCGGCAGGCCTGAAGCCTAACCAGCGCTCCGCCTCATCAACAACAGCCCTAACGTTATCCGTCACTAAAACTCCTAGCTCGCCTTGTGCTGCCTGTCAAGCTCCGATATCAGTAGCCGTTGAATGGTATCACTTAAAGCCTCCGCCTCGTTAGCCCGTGCCGTAAGCCGGATGTGCTCCTCGCGCGTTGCCGCCAGCTCGACGTCGTTTAACAGCGAGGCTGCATGCTCCCTGATCCTAAATGCGATTTCCTCAAGCTCGTTTATCATTCCGGTTTCTCCTCAACAACGGTAGCTTCCTGTATTGCCTGGGCGTCATTAACTCCGTCGTTCGTAAGCTCAACCGCGACGTCAATCGCGTTCTCCTTAAGCCGGGCAAGCCGCTCGGAGATGATCTGCGCCGCAGGGCGCGCGTCGTGAACCGAAACACTTGCGTCTAACTCTACACCGCCGCGTATTCCGGCGCGGTCTAGAATCTCCGTGGACGCCTTAAGTTTTACCGGCTCTGACACGGCGTTCTGCATCAGGTCCTCAAGCATGTCAACCGCGTACGGCGCTGCCTGCATAATTTTCTTTCGAGCTCTCTCAATGTCCTCGCCTGGCTTCTTGGAGATGTGTCGGAGGTGTACCCGGCAGAGTCCGTCGTCCTTCGGACGCCCGCTACTCCAAAGCATGCAGCGGATGCCGTCATCCTTGATGGTGTTGCAGCGGTGAGGGAGATACGTAGGTTTTCTCTTCTCGGAGACGATCGGATCGTTCTGTTCCTTTCGCCACATCTTGGTAGCTCCCATTACCCACGCCGGAACTATTCGCTCGGCGGACGGCTCGATCAAAAGATCAAAGCCCGTCAGGTAGTCGGAGTTAACGTCGTCAGGTTTTACAAGAACCGGCTTCTTCTCGGCGAGCGACAGGAGTCGTCCGGCCGTGGCCATGTCGCGGGACCGTCCCTGGATCAGGCCGGTCGGCACGCCGTTCGTCGAGTACACCGCGTCCCACCCCATGTTCGCCTTGCGAAGCAGCGAGCGGTTCTCAAAGGTATCCTCACAGATGCCGCGTTCAACCTCAACGATCCCGTACTCTGAAAGATCAGGTCGAAGGTTTACCGGCTCGTCAACCTGGATCTCTGGAGCTGGCTCGTCGGGCGGTGTTATCTCTAGCATGTTTCAATTGTACACTTGTACATAAAAGGAGACAGACCCCGCGGCATGGGGAGAGGTCTTGCCGGCGGAGCCTGTCTCGTTCTAAGGTGAAGACTTGCGAGGTTACTTGCGAATCAGTCTCTTCAGTAGAGATTTCTTCTTTGGGGTCGGGACCTTCGCCTCGGCCGCGGGTTTCCTAGCGGCGGTCTTCTTTTTTACCGTCGCCTTTGTCTTTTTTGTGGTCATGTTCTCCTCTAGGCTTTTCTGCCGAACGCCGTGTCGTTTGGATTTAGGTAGCGCAGAATTACAGGAAGTACCGCGGCAATGCCTGCCTTTGCGATATCCGCTGGATCTGTTACGCCTGCCATGTATACTGCGATGCCGGCTGCAAGAAATGAGCGAGCCCATGATGCTGCCATAGCCTTTAGTTCTTTTGACATGTGTTTCTCCTTGTGGAGTCATTCGACTCCGTAGGGAAATAATATACCTATTTTGAAAGTTTATTTCAAGTGAGGGGAGAAATAGCCCCTAGACTGGCCTCTTCAGAAACAGATTGTGAAACTGCTTTTACAATAGGCTTATTCCACTTGCTCTTGTTACTTTCCTTAACGGTCACGTCCTTAGGCTTCCATGACTTGTTACAGTCGCAACCGCAGATCCAAAGCTTATCAAACCAGGGGATCTCGCGGGGGCACAGGTTGTGATCCTTCGTGCTACAGAATCCACAGGCAGGCGCGGGAAGGACCGTTCTTGTTCCTGTCCACTCATCCGGGTCATTTGTCTCTCTAGCCATACAGTACTGTTATTCTATTCTGTACACAGTTGACTTGTGGTGAAGTAGCTTAACCTTAGGATCAATCCAGATCTTAAATCCAGCCCGCTGCGCGTTTCCACACCAGGAGTAGTCCTCACCTACGTTAACTCTCATCTCTGACGTTTCACTCCACTTGATCTTCCCAATAAGGAACCAAGGGCGAGGTATATTTTCAAACACACCGTTCTTGATACAGACAAAACCAAAACCGACACCGCCAACCTCAACAGGTTCATCATGAAGTATAAACTCAACCTTGTTCATCCTGGTAGGAACACCGCGGGTATCTGGAAGCTGGGCGGCAACCGTTCCTGCCTGGTCAAGTGCATAAAGTCCGGAGACGATGTCAAGCTCTGACTCGTACAGTCGTAGGAAGTCCTCGGGCGTCCACTCAATGTCGGAGTCGATCCACATCAACTTGTCGTACGTAAATCTACCCTGGGCTATTTCCTTCGCCGCAAAGTCATGTGAAGGATAATCAAGTGCCGTCAACTCCCTAGCCGTAGGAACGAAGGACGAGTACCTTGAGACAAAATGGTACGAGATCCCTCGCTCGTTAAGAACCTTGGTGGTCTCAACCAAGCTCTTCACATACGCCGAGACAAAGGAGGATCCAGGAGTCATGAACACCACGTTATAGTGTGGAATCAAAACTCAACCGCAATCCAGCAAAATCCAAGATCAAGCGACATCTGATACCTGTTCACGGTAATGCCTAGGCAAAATTGGTTTAGACCGAATCCAAACTCCAGCCAGTGACTTCTTACGTTAAATACCTTTCGCACTGTTACCCCCTCCTCATCTGCAGCTCGCGCAGTAGTTGATAACACGCACGTTTTCCTGGGTTAGCCAGATATCAGCCGCGCAGGAAAAACAACCTACCTTGATTAGCTTAGGTTCCTTACGCACAAAAACAATCGGGCTTCTTAACTTAAACATCTATACTCCCTTCCTGCATACATCGCAGAGCAGCACGTCATAGCCTGTTGCGTTGTTCGTCATCTGTCCGCCCTGGGTCACAACCGAAGGCATAACCTTTCGTCCCTCTGACTCACCGCACCGATCACACTTGAGCGGAACTACCCACTCTACCTTCTTGCCGGAGCTAACCGACGCAGCAATTCCTCGGGTCAACGCGTGCATCATTCCTGATCCTTCGGTCTTTCTTAAAAACGTTCTAATGTCGTCGGCCTCAAGAACCGTGTTTACCTTCTTGCAGGGACAGCGCATCGCCGTCGGCTTGCACGTAAGAATTCCGGCGTACTCCGCATGACGAGCCACAGGGTGACCGCAGATACAGATCCGGCGATCACGAACTCCCTTTCGCGTCTTGTCGGTAATTTTCTTATCAGCCGCGAGAGCCTCCTCAAGGGATATTCCCATCGCCGCAAGTGGATCTAGCTCAGCCATAGCAGACCAAACCCAACCCACAGGAAGATGACTACCGTGATGAGAATCCGAGTAGCAATCCTCATGCGTGGCTCATCCTGCGCGTAGTAGACCACAACTCCAGCTCCAAATGTCGCTATTAAAAGCGCTAAAAAATCTCCAGCTAACATACTTTCTCTCCTAACCTAGTGGATCTCTTAGGCAGATATTATCATAAAAATTCAACAATTGTTCTCAATTGTTAACAATTCTTTCTGATTCTTCGATTCTCAACTATGTTTCTCGTAGCCCCCTGGTGTACACACATACGCGTATTAGAAATATAGTTAAGAATTAAAGTATCAAGGGTATACTAAAAATACTAAAAATGGTGATACTAGGTACAAACGCAACTTTAGTTTTATTTTCCCTACCTAGTAAGCCTCTGCTTCAGTACTAGGTCCTTTTCTCTCTTCTCTACTCTCTTTCTCACCTAGTATCTCCTCTTTCCTTTTTCTCTCCTTCTCCTCTTCTTCCGGTGTTTCTTCCATAATCGCGGCTGAAGATTCACGTTAAGATTAGCCCATGATATTCGAGTCGCAGTCCTCGCACCTCCGCAGTCTTAACCGGATGTCCGCCTGCCTGTTTACCGCCAAGGTCTTAATCGCCGAGCTTCAGGATCCACTGGACCCAGACAAGCGCGCGGATCTTCTTATCGCCTCCGAGGAGTTACTCCAGGAGGTTAGCCGCCTAAACCAGATCCTAGGTCACATGACCTGGAACGAACTTGACGCAAGATCACACCCGTCATCTACAGATACCGAGAGGTAATATAAAAAAGAGTGCCCCGTAAAGCTCACCGTGGGGGAGAGCACGAGACACTAAATGACAGCAGTAATAACGTCCGGACTAAGAACCAAACACGTCCTGGGCGTCCTCGCCGTCCTGTAAAACAGACCGACGAAACAACTCCCTCAGAGCAAGGTGCCCCGCGAACACGGCAAGCACCAGCCCGACCAAAACAAGCAACGTCCTCTTCCTACGAGGCATCTCCTACTTCTTCCCCGCTGTTTTCGCCGCAACAGCAACGGCCACAACTCCAATTACCGCAAAGTTTACAAAGAAACCAAGCGCAAAGCTCATCCAATCCATCTACGTCTCCCTTCGTCTCTAGTACCTGTAGATATAATAACACACTTTTTTCTAGGGTAGCCTCCGTCGCCAGGGTTTTTATTGGAAGCCTATTTATATCCGCGCTCATATTTGTCGTTGGCCAGGACGTTGCCTACGCCACCGACGGAACATCGCAGGAGCAGGTTGTTGTCTCTCCGCAGCAGCAGGCGGTTAACGACGCGCTCGCTCTTGCAACCACCGAGGTTCAACAGGCTGTTGACGCCACCGCGAACGCAACTACCGAGATCTCGCAGGCGCAGGCGGAGCGCGCCGACGCACAGTCCGCCGTCTCAAACGCAACCTCATCCGTTACGCTTTCAACCTCAAAGGTAAATGAGGTGCAAACCGCGATCACGACAATTAACAACGTTGACCTCGCGGTGACTCCGATCGACCAGTCCTCGCAGGTTGTCTCCGACGCGAAGTTAACCGTCACCGACGCGCAGGCGGCAATTGACACGACCACCGCGCTTATCTCCACCGCGCAGACCGAGGTTACCCAACTTTCAACCGCACGCACCGAGGCGGTTACCGCGCAGGCAACCGCGCAGACAGAGCTAACCCAGGCAAACATCGCGATCGACAACGCGCAGAACGCGGTGAACGCGCTGCAGGCAACCATTGGAGCAAGCACGAACGTACTTGCGGGTGTTGACGACGCGGGCGTACGCATGAACCTGCCGTTCAACCTTCAGATGGGCGGTACCTTATATAACAACGTATACGTTGGATCAAACGCGACGATTACCTTTGGCGTTAACGAAGGCTGGATCTACTACCAAACTCCAAACGCTCCCTCCGTGTCCATCGCGGGATGGGACTGGACTACGTGGAGCACGGGCACAGGAATTACTTACGCAACCACCGCGTCAAGTTTAGACATCGCGTGGGACGTTCGTCCATATCCGCAGCAGGACGCATCAACCCAGATGGTGCAGATTCGCTTCAACGCGGACGTTAACCCAACCGACGGAGCGTGGAAGGCCAGCGTATCCGCGATCGGACCGATTCCAAACCAGGCAAGATTTAACTACCGCCAGACAACCAACGGAGCAGTTACAAGCATCACCGACACAAACCCAGGCGCCGGCTTTGCCGGACAGATAAGTCAAGGAGCGGACTTTGTTCCGATGGTTGACTCAAGTATCTCCGGAGTGCAGGCAGCGGTTGACGCGGCAAACGCAACCATCGCTCAGTTGAACTCAAGTCTGACTCCGGTGGTAGCACAAAACGCGGTGAACAACTCCGCCCTATCAACCCTGCAGTCACAGAACAACACACTGACCGGAGCCCTTAACTCCGCGACGAACAACAAGAACAACCTGCAGACTCTTCTTAACGGGCGCGCAACAACTCTTACCCAGGCGATAAACGACAACGTTCCGACACCTGCGCCGATACTCGCGGAGCCGGTCGTTGAGGGAACTACCGTCACGATATCTCCCGAGCTTCCAACAGGATATAACGCAAACACCTGGTTCTACCAGGTCATCACCGATGACCCAGACGCGGTGAACCCGTACGCAGGAGGAACCTACAACACCGACGGCGCACCTGACTCAATTCAACTAACAGGTTTAACCGAGGGAGCAACATATACGATACGCGTTGCAAACTGGTCCGGTCCTGTAAGCCAGTACTCCGAGGTTGTTGTTATTATTCCAGCCGATGAGGTAGTTCAAGCTCCGTCGCAGCCTTCATACGTAACTGCACCTGACCTTACCTTTGATGCTCCGGTTGACACAACATCAACAGATACAACATCAACAGATACGACAGATACGACCACTACCGATACGACTGATACATCTGATACGACTGATACATCTGATAATACCGATACGACTGCTGATGAGAATACAACCGACATGTCAGCCGAGGAGGTACAGCAGGCCGTTGAGGATCTTATAAACGACGGAGCTCTTACCGACGCAGACGCGGAGGCAGTGCTTGACGCACTCTTATCTGACGGCGATATATCCGTATCCGAGATCTCAGATCTTGCGTCTAACCTAACAGACGGAGGCATCACTGCAAACGAGGCAGAGTTAATTCTTGACGCACTGTCCGCAGACGGTGAGGTTACAAACGCGGAGGTTACCGCGCTCGTTATAGAGCTTGTCTCCGAGGGCGGACTGTCCTCCGCCGAGGCGGAGCTTGTCGTTGATGCTCTTTCCGCTGACGGAGAGATCACGATCAGTGAGGTCACAAATCTAGCGGACGCACTTACTGCTGATGGAAAGTTTACACTCGCGGAGAAGGACCTTGTTGCTGATGTGCTTGTCTTGTCCGCTGAAGGTGCACCGGTTACCGCGGCAAACATCGAGGCGGCGGGTCTTGAATACCGAGATCTGCCTCCGGCCATTCCGGTTGAGGTTCGCGAGGACCTTAACGGAAACCCGGTTGTTATTACCGCAGAGGTTGCGTCAGCGTTGTTAACTCTCGAGTCTCCTGCGGCGTTGATCGGCGCGATCTCCGGTTGCTTTAATCCCGAGCAGGCAATTGAAGGTTTAACCGAGGAGCAACAGTGCGAGGTGCTTAAGGCGCTTGCAAACATCGGTGCGGACATGTCACCACAGGAAAGACAAAAGGCTAAGGAAGTTCTAGTAGCAGCGGTGCTAGTTGGACAGGTAATTCTTGGTAGCTCAATACTAAGAATACGCGGATAGGAAGATAGGGTAGAATATACACATGAACTGGATAAAGAAAAGAACAATCGCGGTCATCAGCGAGAACTTCACCTTCCTAGGTTTCTTCGTAGCCTGGGTTGTACTTGAGGGAAGCGCTAAGACCGTCGTTGGATATGTAACACTCGCGTCAATCGCACTTTGGTTTTTAACCATCGGCATCCGCGAGAGAGCTGAAAAGGAAGAAGATTAAGCTTTACATTTAGTTTTATCCTCCTGCGTTAGATTATCAGTTATATCAACTTCCTGTATATAATCGATCCTGTAACTAACGCAGGGAGAGATTATGAAGAGACTTGATGCCTACATCATTAACGTTGATGAGGATCTAGCAGAGAAGGCATTTCTGCGAGCGATTGACGCTGTCAACGCTCTTAACATCATAACCATAAATCCCAAGAGCGTTGTCGTCGAGCCACATGACGACTATCGCGGTGTTACTGCAACGTTTAAGTATAGCTACATCCTCGTCGAGGCTGAGCAGAATAAAAACGCGTCCAAAGGTCTTCAGGATTTAATGCAGTCCCTAATTAAGGCGCAACTATGGAACGTAAGTACCGTGAAGGTACTGACAGAAACTGGAGAATCTAAGTGAAGAATGACAAGTTAACAGAGCAGTACGCGGTGAAGATTGAGCCTATCATTGATCTTGCCAAGAAGGCGTACGGCCTGCGCGGACAAAAGACTCCCGCGCACAAGGCAAGTGACAAGTACACCCAACTTTTAAAGGAGTACTACGCAAAGGGCGGATCACTCGTTTCCCTATCTAATAGACTAGGTGTAAACTATTCCGGAATGCGACGTCGTATATTTTCGTCAAAGGTACCACCCGCGGCGAGAAAACCACGCTCACAGACCAACGAGACTACCCTTAATAAGACGCTCGAGAGGGTTACCAAGGCACGAGATACGTCAACCGAGAGTTACCACCGCGAGCTATATAAGGCTTACCACGCAGGGATCTCCCTCGCGGCGATCGCAAAGGGTCTTGATCTTTCGTCCTCAGCTCCGCTGTACTACGCTGTTCAACGCGAGGAGATGAGAAAGGCAGATAAATAAAAACCGTGCCAGGATCTAAGAACTTCTACCGCTACGCGTGCCTAGTCTGTGGCGGACAGGTTAGGTATAGGTACACATATCTGTACGATAAGGAGAAAAACGGCTACCTATGCACCGGTTGCTGGGACAGGCTTGTTGCAGAGAAGGAGGAGTAGTGGAGTCGTTCTTTATGCTTTTAGGTATGATCGCCGGAGGTGTTCTTGCAGTATCCGCGGTGATCGCCTCGATGAAGGAGTGGTGATGCAGAAGACACTTGAGATATATCTTAGGGAGCAGCGCGAGCTTATTGCAAACGCGATATATGAGTCATGCAGGGAAAACTGCGAGTGCTCTAAGACCGGGATCACCTGCGGCTGCGCGTGCAGGATCTCCGCGGTGATTGCCCTAAACACCAAGCTTGAGGTAGACACCGATGTTAATCTCTCTAAGGCAAGGCAGGAGATAAGTAACGTTATAAAGCTTCCGACGAGAACGCGTCCGTCGGATACGCGCGAGTAACCTACCACCACATCTGGTTACTTGCAGCGGTGACCTGAGCAAGTCATAAAACTGCTCCTATAATATAGTTACCTATATGGCAATGGTCTATGGTGAGATCTCATCCATAGAGCCTGGTGATATCTGTGTAATCTGTGGGTTTTACGCTGCGGTGAAGGTTTTGTTCTTCGAAGGACGAGTGGTTTTATTTTGCGACCTACACGCCTTCGTGAACAGTGAAATAATTTGGGAGAATGCCCAGGCAATCTATGATCGCTCAGATATTCTCCCGCCAAAGCATTAGGCTAAGTCTACCTTCATCTTGCTATGAGTTCTTAATTCCGTACAGGTAAAAGGTTGAATCAGCAGTGTGTGAACCGTAAATAGACACAAGATCAATAGTAGTAATAGCACTTGTGCCTGTCCATATTTCTGCGGCCATTTCTACAAAACCATTACTAGCATTGTTTTCAACAACACCATCAACAGAAGATGTTTTTTTATTACTGCCAGTATAATTTGGAATGTATATTTCCATATTAGAAAAAGTGCTTGCGGTGGTAACATTACCATTAGCATAACTAAATGCGTTGCCTGATAGACTAGTATAACTACCACTTCCAGGACTTCCAAGATTAGCAAAAAGTAAAATTCCATTGTAATTATTACCCGTATCAGAATTAAATTGAACCCTTAGATTTGCATAAATATCTACTCCAGCAGTAGAAGTTGAACGAGCCGAGAATTTGATAAGCAAATCTGTATAAGTCTGCGGTATTGAAGTAAATATGACACTAGCAGCAGTTGTAGTAAGAGTTTTACCCTCAATTAAAGTATATGTATTTGCCATTATGCCGCCGCTATTCCGTAGAGTGTAAATGTTGCGCCTGAGTTAAAATTAGCGTTACCACTATTGATTGATATAGATGTAATAGCAGAAGTTGAACGCCACACACTCGCAATAGCCTGTACGGCTTTAGTGCCACTTGAATTAGTTTCTTGTCTTGTAAAAACTGATTTGTAGGTAGTGCTATTGCTGTAATTTAGAAATTGGGTAGTAGACATTACTGGGTCGCCACCTGCGGTATCTTTATACATTGTGTAGAGATATGTTTGATTGCTGTTTTTGTTTGATGAAGCAGTAGACCCATTACCCTGAAGAATTACTCGGCTGTAGTTACTTCCAGTATCACTATTTAGGGTAATACCCACATTGTCTATTTGAGCAGTAACATTAGCAATGACTAACACTAAGTCAGTATAACTTCCGCTAATGCTATTAAACGTAACATTGGTTGATGAACCAGTTGCGGTGGTTGTTGCTATTGGTGAGTATGTTGGACCTGCGGCCATTGCTATGCCCCCTTAATTCCGTAGAGGGCAAGTTGTGAGTATTGTTTGAAAGGTGATGAAGTACCAAGTGCTTCTATAGTTATAGAGGTTATAGCATTGGCGCTGTTCATCCATAGGCCAGACTTAAATGATACGCTTGAAGCGTTGTAACCATTAATTGTGTTTGCATTTGTTTCTATTCCTTCTACAGTTCTAAGAACTTTATTTTTATTTGTAGAGCAATAATCTAAAATTTCTGTAATAAATATACTAAAAAATGGTGCAGCGGCAACACCTGGTATGCCACTTAAATAAAGAAAAGTTCCTAACCCCTCTGTAGCAGCATATGCACGAGGGGGAGAATCGTTAATACTAGATCCTAAAATATGGTCTATATAGTTTGAGGTTGTATCACTGTTAAATCTAAGAGCTGCATATCCACTTGGTACTGGACCTGGTCTACTACCTTGCAATATCCCTCTTATCTGCAGATGCATAAAAGTTTGTGGTATTGAACTAAAGGTAATAGTTGATTGACCACCCGCGCCTACTGTTACTGTTGCAATAGATTCAAAAGAGTTGCTAGGCTTCCCTGAAAACTGGGACGCAACTGTTCCAAGTATTGGCATGTTTACCTAGGAGTTCTTAATTCCGTATAGGTGAAAGTTTGAATATTGAACATACTTAATACCACTACCGCTAGGTGTAAACTTTAAAGATGTTATTGCGGCAGGAGTTGCATTCCATGCTCCTGCTAATAATAGTAACCCAAAGCGAGTAGTAGAATCGTCTTCTGCAACATTATCTAATAAAATTGCTTTTCTTGTATTTGATGTATAACTAGGAATGTATAAACTTCCACTAGTAAAAGTAGAAGAACGTGAAATAGATGTATTTGCATAAATATAGTTGTTATTAGCCTGATTGTCTGCAAAAGTGCCACCCGTGTAGCTATAAATATAATTTCTAGCAAAACTAGAATCAGAACCATTTATTGTTAAAATTCCATCATTATTTGCTATTGTACTATCATCTCTTAAACTATAGACTAAGTGCAAATCGTTAAACGTGTTAGGTATTGATGTAAACTCTATAGAGGAAGCTCCGTTACTTCCTACAGTTGCACTTGTTATTAAGGTATATGTATTAGCCATTATGCTGCCTTTATTCCGTACAAAGTAAAGACCGAGCCCGCTGCCCATTTTGTATTTTGACTCATAAAAAGAGTTATTGAGTTTATAGCAGCAGTTGAGTTCCAATATCCTTGGTGCAAATCAATTCCACCAGTGTCTCTACCAGACTTAACTATTACTGTTTTTTTAATGTTGGTATTTGCATAGTTGTTAATATGAAGAATTGTAGTTCCAAAGTTATCTGGTATTGGAGGTACTGCATAATAACCACCATATATAAAAGTTTCATTGCTACCTCTAACAGATGCAATTATAGAAGTGCTTCCACTAAATATTAATGTTGAATAATTTGCACCTGTGTCTCCATTAAATCTTATATTTGGCGTATCATATGATTGATCTTGTTGAATATACCCAACTAAAATTAAATCAGTGTAGGAATTGCTAATAGAGCTAAGAGTAACTGAGTTTATATCACTGTTTAAGGTTGTAGTTTGTATTGGTTCATAGGTTGCGCCTGCTGCCATTTTATTATCCCCTTATTCCATATAAAGCAATTTGTGAGTGCTGTTGCATTGTTCCACCATAAGGAGATTTAATGTATATATTTGATATTGCACTTGTGTCTTTCCACAAGGTAGAAATAAACCAACTACGACCATCTCCAGAATTTGGTTCAAATCCTGTCATAGATCTAGTAACTTTATTTTTATTAGTATTTTTATAGTCTAAAATGTCAACAACAAAGTTGGCAAAGACTCCACCAGTTGCTTGAGATGCTGAGGTTACAATTGTCCAACACGTTGTTGGCGCAACGTTTATGTCAGAGCCTCCACCGGCGTATCCTGCTCCGTTTGCGTGCATCCAATGCCAAGAATAGTTGCTTCCAGTGTCTCCATTGTACCTAAAATATAAAGCGTCTCTTGGGTCATTTCTATTTGTTCTAACAACACCTCTTAACTGCAAGTGTGTAAAGGTTGAAGGTATAGAAGCAAATTCTACTTCTGATTCACCACCCGCGCCTACTGTATATGTTGCAATAGACTCAAATGAGCTAAAAGGCTTCCCTGCGAACTGAGAGGCTACCGTTCCTAATATTGGCATAGTAGCCTCCAGTCTTTAATACTTGTCTTGCTTTGCGGTGACAGAACTAAACTACTAGT